GTAAAAACCAGGATCTGAACTAAATACAATTCTATCTACGTTTCCAGTAGTTACATTACCTTCATATGAAGTAGGTGAATAACTAGTATTACCTGATTCTACAATTAAATTACCTGTAAATGCAACATCGCCAGTACTTGTGCCTGATGCCAGGTATGTTGTAACTTCTGCGTTACCATATCCTGAACCAGATCCACCAATTGTTAATGTGTTACCTGATGTTGTTAGTGTAATGTCACCACTACTTGCAATGTCTAATACAGCATTTCCCTGACTTGCTTGTATATTTGTTTCGCCACTTACAGTGATAGTTCCAAATGAATTGGTAGATAAACCAGATAATTGACTACCATTACCCAGTATATAACTACCACTTATGTTACCATCTGAAGTTATATTACCTGCTGTATGTAATTTACCGTCTGCAGATATATTTGCTGTTCCTGTGTAACTACCAAACCCTTTAACACCAGTATCATTAAAGATAATGCGTCTGTCTGCTGTCATTTTTAACACACTAGATGCAAATCCTGTATTTGGTGTTCTTTGTACACTAAATTCGTGTGCTAATGGCACATCATCAGTGCCCACACTACCTGTATTGTCATCCTGATATACAAAATATTCAGCACCTGAATTGTCGTAGAATTGTGTGCCGTCATGACCAAATGCTCTAAACCTATGCACAAAATCATTTTGACCTATGGCTGTGGGTGTAGATATGTTACCACCTGCCTTATACATGTGCAGATTAACACCATTAGCGCCATCTCTGTATACACTAAAGTTATGATCTACATCTGATTCTGTAATATAATTTATTCTTCCTGTGGGTTCAAATGTCATTTGGCCGGCATTTGTGTCTGTGCCAAATGTTAAAGTGCTGGAATTACCTAACTGTATGTTACCACTAGTGCCTATGTCAGATGTTAAATTGTTTAGTGCTACTGTGGTTGCTCTATTTGCCGCATTACCTATAAAGATATTGTTTTCGTCCAAGTTAGGTGTTGCATTTGTTCTGAATGCACCTTGAACATTGATGTGATTAGAACTTACTACTTTACCTATTTTTTGTATACCAGAACTTTCTCCAGTGGGTGCTGTTTCAGTTAAATCACCTGCTGTTGTGCCTATAAACAAGTCTGCACCTGCTGTAAATCCGTGTGAACTAAAGTTCATTACACCTGATGTTACTACTTGTCCAATAGAACCATCATTAATATTTTCTCTTACTATACCTAATGCTGGCATTTTTGTTACATCATCAGCATCTGCTAGTGCAACATTGGGATTATCTCCCTGATTACCACCTGTTAAATATACTGCCTGACCTTTTGTTAGTGTGCCACCAGTGTTATTGTTTACATCAATTGTTACAGCACCATTAAGATCACCTTCAAAGAATGCTGTGGTTTCTATGTTGCTGTCGCTAGTTATAGCGGCTGTCATATCTAATCCATTTGCTTCTATAAATGCCTGTGCTTGAGCGTTTGTTAAACCATTAGGTAAATTACTTAGTTGTGAACCATCACCTAGTATAAATGCACCACTTACATTTCCTGTTGCTGTTATATTTCCTGATGTAGTAAGATCCTCTGTGTTAGATTCTTGTATGTTTAAATGTATTATACCATTAGTAGCATCTGAGTAAATACATTTACCTATTTCTTGTATTACAACATTTGATGCAAAAGTAGGCGCAACATTACTCATTACACCTTCTGTAGTGCTCATGAATAAAGTATCACCTGCTCTAAATGCACTGGTGTCTAATCCAGTAACTCGCCCAGATGTTATAATTAGTGCTCTTTGTGTATAACTTGATGCTGTGACATTAGAAATACCAAATGCTCTGTGTTGTATATTCCCAGCATCTGCAGGGAAAACTGCAAGAACATCTTGGTTTAAATCAGAACCAGTAACTTGATGCGGAGGAGTACATATTGCAACTAAGTCACCTCTTGTGACACCAGGGTTGCCTAATGCTCCAGCAAAACACTCTAAAAATGTAGCATCTGGTCTGGATTCTGTAAAATTAAGAACACCAGTTGAGCCATCATAAGTTAAAGAACCAAATCCTTCTGTAGTAGGAACTGTATTTGTTGTTGATATATCAGATAATTGTGCAATATTACTGTAAGATCCTGTGCCAGGATTAATTTGCCATTTATCTACTGTTTCATTCCATTGTAAAACAGCATCTGTACCTGCGACTGGTCTGTTTGCAATTATTTGTACTGTGGCATCTGATGCCGCGTTAGCATTTAGTGTAATCTTTTGATCTGTTACATATAAATCTGTAACATTTCTGTAATTTAAATTACCATCTACCTCTATGTTACCTGTTACATTAACGTTACCTGTAAATGAGTGTAAACTATCTGCATTTGCACCAGCAGTAATATTTCTGCCTATTAATGCATTAGATTGAGATTCTAAAGACCAAGCACTAATGTTAAATCCTTCAATTATGGCCTGTCTATCGTTATCGCCATAATTGCCTGACTGGTTAGGTCCTGTAATTCTAGTATCACCAAAGAAATCAAATTGAGTTCTATAACCACCGTTCGTATATACACCAGAGGTACCACTACTAGTATTTTGTGAATGAAATTCTGCCTGTAATCCTATATTGTTTCCACCTGCATTAGACTGATTTTTACCTACAGATAGATTTATACGATTATCATTACTTCCTCCGGAACCTGCTATTCTCAAATAACCTGAGCCGTATTGACTAGTGTTTGCCAATGGATTTCCTGATGCATCTGTGCGACTGCTAAAATAATAAACAGGTGGTGAGCCTAAATCACTAGTAGATTCTGGTGTTATAACTAGTTGAGGCCCATCATGAGGTATATTATAAGTATCATTAGATACATCGTCTAAAAAAGTGTCACTACCAATTAAAATTCGGCCAGTAGATGCAATATTTGATGTAGTTGAAATATTAGCAGTCATATCTAAGCCATTACTTTGTATGTAGGCTTGTGCTTGTGCGTTTGTTAATCCAGATGACGTTAAATCTGGTGGTGTATATGTAAATACACCTGATGTATTGTTATATGATAATGTTCCTGAGCCACTTGCACTGGCTTGTGTAACACTTAAATCTGTAAGTGCTATACCTGTCGGCAAATTGCTTAATGTAGATCCATCTCCAAAAAAGAATGAACCAGTAACGTTACCTGTAGATACTAAATTACCAGCAGTTACATTACCTCCAGCAGTAATGTTACCTGTTGCTGTGATATCTACGAAATTACTAGTGCCTAAGTCTTCTTCAGGTACAACACTGGCTACAAAATAATTACCATCATATATTACTGTTAAAATTGTTAATTTATTAGGACTTCCACTTAACAAACTATTGTCATTTAAAAACTTCCAGTTAGTCCAATTAGTAGCAAAAGTTGTTGTGTCAATATATCTACCACCAGTACCATCCTGAAATATTTCTAATGTAGCACTTCCGCCTGTACTTATATTTGCTAGTGTTATTCCTGTAATATTAGCATTTAGTGTTACCTGATGTATTGTTCCTTGTGCGATATCTACAGATATGTTACCTGATGTAGTGCCATTATCTACTATTGTTTCCTGATATTTTTTAAGTGTTAAATCTTCTAAATCAGAAGAAAAAGAAAAGATACCTGTGCTTGAATCATATAATATAGGAGAAACATTACCTAATGCACTTCTAATATCTGCGTTAGATGTTGCTAAACTTTCTCCTACAATTACATTACTTGTTGTTGATGCAACTGATACAGTTGTGTTTGTTTCGTCTACAGTTATGTTTGCTTGACTTACTGCTACTGATATATTACCTGGCATTTAAGTCTCCTATGAAGTTGGTATTACTGTATAACCTGCGCCTAATGTAGGATCACCTATAACTACGTCTGGTTCGTATCGCTCTAAAATTGCCCATCTGTGTGATTCAGTAGTATTAGGTGTAACATTAGTATCTGTCCACCTAAAAGATAAAACTGTTATTGGTACATTTGTACGAGCATCTGGTATAATATTACCTGTATAACGTTGACTAGGTATTGTTAATGTTACTGTACCTGCACTAGCATCAACGACATTAATGTTTCCACCGCCTACTTCTGCATTTGCATAACTTCCTGTAACAACACTTGTTGTAAAATTAGGCTGTCCATCTGAAACATTATATGTCATGCTATCAATAATAATTGTTTGATAATCTGCCGCAAACGTGTAGCCTGTTATATTGGTATTAAAATTATATGTATAATTTTTTTGATCTGACGGGAATAATTCAATAACTTGTACGTTATCTGCCCCACCTACGTAATTTTTGAATGATAAAAGTCTTCCACTCATGATGCTCGTCTCCTATTGGAACTTGCTATATGCGTGATCGCATATAACCTAAATTGTATTACTATTTATCCTTTTCGGCAAATTTAACGAAGAACACGGAGAACACTAGACAAGTATTCTCTATTTATTAACTGTCCAATCGCCTGTGTATGTATAGTCCTGATGCCTTATAATTACAGCACCTGGTTTACCAGGATAAGATGCTTGTCCCCCTGCGCCATAACCGTTAGTTTCATCTGCAGGAGTTGTTTCTCCTATTCCTCCACCACCAGTACCACCTTCCCCAATATAAGGTTCCCAAGGAGTTACATAGTTTTCTGTGCTTGGATCAGGAAAAGGTGCATCAAAAACGTTTCTATAATAATCAAAATAATTTATAGCATATCCACTTACACCAAGTTCTAAAGGAACAGTTTTAGTAGTATCGTTATATGCGGTTATTACAGTACAATGTGCGCCACCGCCACCACTACCTGCACCACTTCCTATCACAGCCTTTCTAAAACTTCCATTGGCTTGCTCTTCACTTTGAGGAATTACCATAAATCCAGGATTATTTGACATATAATCATTACTTAGTGATTTAAATATACTTTCTCCACCTAGATAGTTACCAAACGAAGTGTATTCCATTCCAAAAGTCGCACCACCTCCACCAGTACCAGCAAGTACAGTATCTTGTGCAAATCTACCATTTAAAACTGTACCACTTGTAACTAAATTTCCTGTTGTTCTACCACTAGAATTAAAACCTCTGGCATAACTTGTGCTGTTTACCTGATAAGCGGCACTGGCTCCTCCACCACCACCTATAACAGTAATTGTTTGATGTAAATTAGAGGATACTATAGTATTTCCCCCTGTTTGATTTGCAGTAGTATCAGTACCTCCTGGTCCTATTTGTGTAACAGTAGTTGTTCCTCCTACATTAGCACTAGTAAGTTGTATGTCTTTTAATTCATACATTTCTCCACCACCACCTCCACCAGAAAGTGCGGCGTTGTTTAATATTACAGCACTATTTCCAGGTAATTGTGCAAAATTATTTTGTTGTATCATAAATTCAAAAGAACCTGCATCTGCGGCGCCGCCATGGCCTCCGCCTCCTACTGCTAGTACATGAATATTAGATGTATTTGTAACTGAATCTACTGTAAAGTAATTATTTGCACTAGTTAAATAATAATATACCATACCATTAGATTTTGTAACTGTGCCATCAGTTGATGTTACAATCCAAGGGAATCCAGTTATACTGACATTATTTGTAGTAAAAAGGGGTGATCCAGTAGTTGTTTCTAATCTAAATTGTAAGTTTGCACTTGATGTTACATTACCATTAATTCTTTTTAATAATGTTGCTACACCAGAACCATTTATGGCAACTGTATTTACATTTGAACTATCTGTAAATACGTCTGCATTTGTGCCTACTGCAGAAACTTGTAAATTAGTGTTATAATAAGCAGAATCTTCAGTAAATATATTTAAAAGTACAGCATTGTTACCTGTTATACTAAAAGAATTAGGTGTTATATTGCTTACAGGCGAAGGATATGCATTGGCTGACCCAAATGCTTTATCTACAAAAACTCCTAATTTACTTGATCCTAAAGGCATATATTACTCCGGTTTACTTGGCCATGTTACACTACTTTTATCTGATAGACTGCTATAACTTGTAGGTAAGTCTCTTAGTTGTTGTCTATAAGTAGCCCATTCGGCTTTTTTACTATCTGATAGTGGACTATCTGCACCCACTGTCCAATCACAACTTTTTAATCTGTTATTTCTGTGTACTCTTAACCAGTGTTGCAAATCTTCTGCTACAGGTGTTATTGCTTCTACTGTTAAATCACTTAGATTTACTTTAAAGTTGTCTACATCTGGTGTAAACACATTTAATGCACCTTGATCTGTATATGTTGCTAGTCTTTTTGCAAGTAATTCGTCGCTCATACGCCTAGATATTAGTATTTTACCTGTTGCTTTGTCATATATAGTTCTATACATTATTTTTCACCCTTTGTAACTCTCAAGAACTGATAACCCATGTTACTCATGCCTCTGGTAAACGAATTGCCCGTGTCCTCACCAATTGTGCTATATCCCTGTAATGTTACAGTAGCATTAGCAGGTGTCATATCTGATGCCGCTCCGCCTGATCCTGCAACTGTTAAATTCATTTTTTTAGCAAGGCTAACAGGTGGTGCAACTGCATCATCTGGTAATCCTATAAATTGCATACTTTGTGTTATACTTTGTGTATGAGTTGCTGTGGCATTTGACCAAACAACATCTACATTTGCTCTCAGCCCAAAATCATAACTAGCATCTACTAGCCCTGTAAGTTGTCCTACTGCTGTAAGTTCATAATCTCCTAGGTCAGCACCGTCAATTTCATATTCTTCTGGTGTCATGACGTTGTTAAATGTAGTTCCTGATACCATTGCATTAAAGGCTGGATTATCTGCTAACTGAGTACCAGCACCAAACGTTTTCATTGCTGGGTTTGTGATAACATTACCAAAAGTTGATCCTGGCAATGCACTTACGTTACCGTATGTGCCCTGATATATTTGCGGTAAGTATATAGGTCCTATAATTGGCAATTTAGGTATATCTATAGGTAAATCTGCTGGTGTTTGCTGTATATCTGCTTGTACATAGTAGTCATCACTGTATTCTATTGCACTAATTGTTACTGTGACCATGCCTTCTGGTGTAGATACTTCAGTACAACGCATTACTCTGAACAATTTATCTGTCCAACCATACAGACTGTTAGTTAATTTTATAACATCTCCCACATCTGTTTGCATACCACTATAATCAGCACTAAATTGTATAACTGTACCCACTCTGCTCTGGTTTAAGTCAATATTAGCCAGTGTTTCTGCTCTCATGTTGTCATTTACCATCTCTAATCTGTAATTTAACACATTATCAGGCTCATTAGCATTACGATCTGCTGGTGGTGTTTCTACTTTAACGGTATTTTGTTGATCTTTTCTGGTGCTATCTGCAAATTCTACTTCTACTGCATTATATAAAGCATATAATTCTGTACTGCTAATATCTATTTTACTAACTATGTTGTCGTCATTGTACACTAAACAGTTGGCTTTTTCTGCACTACTCAGTGCTCTGTTAGGTATTGCGGCAAATTCACCATTTTTAACATCATATGTAAAGAATGTACCACTTGCCTGACATATTTTATCTATGTTTGTGCTACAAGTATCAAATGTACTCAGTACACCATTTATACTGTATCTGCTATGTGTTTGGCTTACGTTACTTTGATCTCTATAACTTATACTTTCTGCACCATAACCTTTCATACTGGTGTTTGCACTTCCTGTTATACTGGTTACATTTAAGTCTGCATTACTAAGTGCGGCACCATATCTTGTACTTGTAATATAGTCATACAACACATCTCCAGGATTGTTCAATGTGTTCTTCATTTTAAATGTCATTTGTGGTAAACCAGTTAGTCCATTTTCTGCATCATAATCTATTTGCAATACTGCATACACCATGTTATTTGCTGTATGATTTACTCCCCAATGTGGTACAATACTGGTTGCGGCTGTTGTACTACCTGTGCCTGATGTAGGAAATACAACATCTGATCCTGCACTACCACCCTGATATACATTTAATCTAACGTTACCATTGTATGTGGTATCTGCACTTTGATTAGGATCTACATGACTTACAACAGTATTACCTGAGAACACTAACTTAACATCATTCATAAACACTTCTTCACATGTAAATGAACCTGTTTGTGTTTCTTCACTTAGTGCAATACAATATGTCATTGTTTTGTTTTCATTGCTTATTGCGGCGTCAAATATAGGCCCTGATGTAAACACGTTACCGTAAATTACAGGCAATTTGTTGTCAGTTGCAGGAGGTAATTGTACTCTGCTACCCGGATCTGGACCAGTATCCATGCTGGGTGGTTTAAACACACCTAATGCTCTTGCTGTACCATAAGCAAGGCCACCTGCTATAACTGATGTTGCAATAGTGGCTAGTAAAGCCGAACCAAATAATGTTGAACCTACTATTGCACTTGCTATTGCTGTAAATACTGCCATTGTTTATCCTCTATACATCCAATTATAATCTATTGCTTCCCAACCTCTTTCCTGTAATTTAAGGTCAGGAGTACTTGCTAGTGTAGTAAGTGTAAAGGAACTTATATGCCCTCTGTCCTTTGCTTCTAGCCCTATTGATACGTATCTGTTTAGTAGTCTGGCACCTGCTGTAGTACCTCTGTATTCTGTTTCTACCCACCATGCTACTTCTGTCATGCGTTTTACATGTGGTAACCATAAATCACCCTGTATTGTGGCTAACAACATACCTATTACTCTTCTATCATGCTCACAAACAAGTGCAATACCTGTTTTTAGTATGTGATCAATAACATTGTTTACATGCACATAATCATACTCTGGTGTATGTAAGTCTTCCACAGGGTTATAGTTAGCAAAGTCTATCATTAGACGTTTTATGTCGTCATAATCTTGTATTTGTGCATTTCTAACTTTCATTATCTCTCATCTGTTATGGTTTTTTGACGTCTTCTGCCTCCGCCACCGCCTCCGCGGCCGCTTCCGCCACCACCGCCGTAGCCGTAGCCCTGATATTCTTTACCGAAGTCAAATGATATGTTAAACAATTCTGGTACTCTGTCAAATACTGCGTCATTAGGGAACAAACGTTTTCTGTCTTCTGGATTTGTACGTTGTCCATTTACTTTGTTTTCCAATATTGTGTTTAGACTTGCACAGGTAACTGTTACACTATTTGTTAGTTCACTTCCTGGTGTAAATTCTTCCTGAATTGCAAAATTGGTAATTACACCACTAAATCTGGGATATACTTCTGAGGTATCTAATTCATGTGTAGTAGTATCGTAAAAACCTCTGTATACTGTTATGTTACCACCTTTTACAGGTGTTGTTAGTATAAGACTTAAATAATTTTGTTCACTGGGTATGCCACTTAGTGTCACACTGATATCACCATTAGTGGTTCTGATATCTTCCTGAAAGTCTGATATATTTAAAAATGAACCCAGTTCAGTATAGGTGTTAGTGTTATATGTAACAGGCTTGTAAGCACTACTGATATAGTATGTGGTGCTGTCTAACGTGAGATCTATCAGTATACAACTGCTGATATGGTCTTGTTGTACTGGCGTAATAGTTGTTGCCATTATGAGAGTACCTCAACTAATTCAAAATCTGCACTAAATTGTATTCTGTCATGTGGTACAACACTATATTTTGGTAAATTGGTAATTTTAACTTGCCATCTTACATCGTTACCCACCTTTATACCACCGCTTGTGAGTGCGACTCCGCTCTGTGACAGCACTGGTCTGTGTACAGGTACTGTTATGTTAGCACTTGTACTAAATGCAACGTCTGAAGTTACCTGATAGGGATATCTGTATGTATCAGTGTT